CTAACCTTATATCTGGTCTTGACATCTGGTATGAGGGTCAACCACTTGCTTTCCAGCTAACACCAGAAACACTAGGTGACCCTGCTGCTGCTGCCGAAGCTACAAGAACTGCCATATGGAGCGACACCACCACTTATACTGGAACTCAAAAGGGTAAGGTAGTAGTAGATACCAACAAGCTGGCTAAGTCTATAAGATATAACAATGTATAGGAGTATACTAAAAATATGAGTAAGATTGAAATAATAAGAGGCGATGATATTACACTAAACATGACGTTTACTAATGATGATGGCTCTGCTCTAAATTTAACAGGGTCGACAGTATTTTTTACAGTTACAGCCGATAATACAAAAGCTAATGATAACAACGCTATAATTACTAAAGATATAAGTGTCCACACAACACCTTTGGGTGGGCTTACTACAATACAACTTTCTGATACTGAAACTTCGGTAGCAGTAGGCGATTATAAGTATGACTTTCAGTTAAGAGATAGCGGAAACAAAATTAAAAGCACTAGGACAGGCACATTCTCTGTATTGCAAGATACTACTAAAAGGATAATATGACAGATATTGATGTATCTATTGCTACTACACAAATAGATGTTGCTGTTACAGTGCCTAGTAATAATGTAGCAGTTACAATGGTTGGCAGTAATGGGGCAACAGGTGCAACAGGAGCGACTGGCTCTACGGGAGCTGTTGGTGCTACGGGTTCAGCAGGCTCAAACGGAACAAATGGTACTAATGGAACTAACGGTAGTGATGCCCTAGCCACAACTAATGCAGCCGACCTTACTAGCGGTGTACTCGCTAACGCTAGAGTTCAACAATCTAACGTAACTCAACATGAAGCGGCACTAGCTGTATCAACCGCCCAACAAACAGCCATAGACGCTAAAGTAGCAGACGCAATAAACAACAACATCACTACCATAGCCCCCTCACAGAACGCTGTATTTGATGCTTTAGCACTAAAAGCCGACGATAATGCAGTAGTAAAGCTAACAGGCGACCAAACCATTGCAGGAGCTAAGACGTTTAGTGATGCAGCAACTATTCAAGGTCTAACTGTAAACAGCACTGGCGGTACTGGTTTTAGGCTTAACAGTACTGTCGGGGCAACGGCTCTCATAAGTAGTGCATTAACAAGTGAACCCTCAGAATTAGGCTTTGGATTTGGCGGTACTAGATTCTGGCACATGGGTAGACAAGCCGATGGCTTATTATCATTCGTGGAATCTGGCGTTGCTGTAAGGTTTTCTATAAATACAAGTGGACATCTTATTCCTGGTGCAAATGCCACCCAAAACTTTGGTTCAACCACTCGCTACTGGCTTAACACCTACACCCAAAGACTATTCCTTAACGCTACAGCAGATATAAATGGTAGTGTGGCAGGACAACTTAATGTTACAGGTGCGTTAGGGGTCGGCACTAGTACTGTAACTGGTTTGTTTGAAGTAAGGGGAGTATCTAATGGTGCTATATATCTCACAGATACAGTGGCGAATGAAGCTCAGATTGTTTTCTCAAACACTACTGGCGGTACAAATCCATTTACTAGGGTAAGAAGCGTTAGAACTAATAGCCCGAACGCATTTGACACAGCTCTTGCATTTGACACTAGGCTAAACGGCTCAGTAAGAGAAGTGGTTAGATTTGATACTACTGGCAACATAGGACTTGGAACTTCCGCCCCAACCCACACCCTAACCCTACCCTCTACAGCTACAGGTATAACTCTCTACAATACAGCAGACCAAGTTACTAACTTTGAGCGGTTACTTGCTTCTTGGGGAAGTAACGTACTTAGTATCAGAACAGCGTTTGGCGGTACTGGTACTGGCAGAAATATGATAATCGGCACAAGTAACGTTACTCTTACGATGGCTAACGCTGAAACGGCAAACGGTACATTTCAGCTTATCCGAAATACAAATAGTCCAACTACCGTTCACACCGCTCTAAGTGGTACTGCCACACACTCCTCTGGCTTGTTTACAGGTCTGTCAATATCCAACGTCATCAACCAATCCTCAACCGCTGGTTACACAATGCTCCTCATAAACCCCACTGAAACCACTACAGGTTCAGGTGTTAAGAACCTCATAGATGCTCAAGTAGGTGGAGCAACAAGATTCAGAGTAAGTAACGTAGGTGCAACTTTCATAGCCAACCAATCAGCCCCATCTACCCCTACAGGCGGTGGTGTAATGTATGTAGAGGCTGGTGCATTAAAATACATTGGAAGTTCAGGCACAATCACAACGATTGCAAGTGCATAGTATAAATAAACTAATAGGAGAATATTATGGAAACAATCAAACTAAAAACCCTAGACGGTCAAACAGTACAAGTAGTAGACTCAACACAGACTCAAGATGTGCCATTTAGTGCAGAAGAAATTAAGCGACAAATATCTCAACATGCTGAGGTAATTAACAATCTACAGAAGCAATTAGAAGCAGTACAGAGTTTTGAGTCTAGTGGTGTCGCACAACAAACAGTAACACTAGTCGAATCCACTAAACCACTCATAGATGTAGTAGAGTTAGAAAAAGTAGTCAAAGTAATAACAGAGGAGATTAAATAATGGACATTTCAAGAATCGAAGATATTCAGCAACTCAAGAGCCTAGCATACGAACAGGTAGTCGCACTAGAAACTGCCCAGACCAATCTACGAGCATTACAAGCAAGACTGCAACAATTAGAGCAAGATAGTGTTAAGCCTGTTACTAAGAAATAAAGCAATGTATGATAGATGTACGTTGCAAAAAATGTAACAAACTTTTAGCTAAAACTACTATGATGGTGGCTGCGATTAAATGCCCTAGCAGTAGATGTGGTGCAATCTTTGAATATCATATATACACGAATACATTGCATTCCGCTTCCGACTATGATACAACTAATTCAGAACCGCAAGACGGTCAGGCTTCACAGAGAAGCCGTACCCCTGTAACTAGGGTGTAGTGTCTTGTGGTATTTTTAATTTAGAGGGGAACAAATGCATATTAAAGCAGATGGAATAATCGAAAAGGCTAGTAAATTATCTGAGGGAGAAGTCGAGTTTGTTGTATCTACTAACGCACTTGATGCTCATGGCGAACGTATCAATGTAGAGGGTATTGATATAAAAGATTTTAAAAAGAACCCTGTTGTTTTGTGGGGGCATGATGGCTTTAATCTTCCTATTGCTAAAGCTACTAAGGTATGGAAAGAGGGTGGCAAGCTAATGGCTCGTGCTACTTTCTATATGAAAGATGATTTTGCTCGCAAGGTATATGGCTATATTGTAGATGGCTTTCTTAATGCTGTATCAATCGGTGGCATGGTTCAAGAATGGGCTGATGATGGTATAACGATTAACAAGCTACTTATGAAAGAGTTTAGTGTTGTATCTATCCCTGCTAATCAGGAAGCACTTGTTGCATCTAAGCAATTATCGGGTGAACAGAAAGCAGAGCTTAAAGGCTTGGCAAATATGTACGCTCGCAAAATGCTAGATACTGAAATTGGTACAAGTGATTTGCAAAAAGATGTAAAAGTATTAGAAACCCTTGTTGCTACTTTAAAGGAATTAACCGACATCGGTGAAACCCAAGAGTTACAGGCTGACAAGATATTAACAAGGCGAGTAATCCTGAAACAAATTCAGGTGGTCGACAAGCAAGCCGAAAAAATAATAACAGTCGTAAAGAAAGGAGTATCAACTAATGAGTGATACTACACAAAAAATCGAGATTGACGAAGAAGTTATTGCTGCAGTTGCAGAAAAAGCATCTAAGTCTATTGTCGTACCTACTGCTGATGAAATTACTGCAAAAGTAATGAACGCACTAGAAGCTAAAGAAGAACTAAAAGAGAAAACTATCAAAAAAGAAATTCATACTGATGCAGTTGTTAAAAGCGGCTACGGTGAATTGTCTAAAGAAGCTCGCTTTGCTAAAGCTGTTAAAGCTTTCACAGTAGGCGATACTAGCGGTATGAAAGAATACCAAAGCTTTACTGCAAAAGCATGGCAGCAAACTAACAAAGCTAACTATCAGAACGTAACTACTGCTGCTGATGGTGGTGCTTTAGTACCTGACCCAGAGTTTATGGCAGAAGTAGAACGACTTACAGATGTATACGGAGTTGCTAGCCGACTTTGTGATGTAAGACGAACTGACCGTGATAGTGTAACGATGCTTGCTGGTACTAACGAAATTAGCTTTACTAAGACTAATGAACTTACTGCACAAAATGCACAGAAGCTAACCTACGGTGCTACAACTGTAAGTCTTGACAAGTATATTGCTACTCTAGTAATGACTAGCGAAATTGTAGAAGATAGTGCTATTGATATGTTTGCAGATGCAACTAATCAAATTGCACAAGCACGTGCTAAGTTGTTTGACCAGTTAGTATTTACTGACGCTACTTATGGTCTACTAAGTCCTACAATTGCTAAGGCTTACAAGACACAAACTGTAGGTGCTGCAATAGCTAACTTTACTGCAGACAGTGCTATGGACTCACGATACAAAGTTTCTTCAAGTGCTCGTGCTAATGGTCGTTATTTTATGCACCCTACTGTATGGAATGCACTACGTCAGACTAAGGAAGCTACTACTGGTGGATACCTATTTGGTGCTGTCGGTGGTTCAGTAACTCCTATGATTGATGGAGTACCTGTCGAACTAGTTGATGTTATGCCTGAGCGTGGAACTATATCTGCGAATAAAGCTTTTGCTCTATACGGAGATTTAGCTCGGATTAAGATTCACGTTAAGAGACTACTTGAAACTAAAGTATTCGATAGCGGTGTCGTTAAAGACGCTGGCGGTGCTGATATAAACCTAATCACACAAGACGCTTGGGCAATGCGTGCAACACTTCGTGCTGTACCACAAACTCGCTTCAATGGTGCTTTTGTAATAATCGGAACTGGTACAGTCAGTTAACCAAACTAAAGGAGATAAACTATGGCAAATTTAAGCAGTCTATACGTAGCCGCTGGATGCTTAGTTACCTTTGGTGGTGTTGACTTAGGTCATACCGTAGATGGTGCGGAAGTTGAAATCGAACGAGAGTTTACAGAAGTTAAGACCGATATATACGGAAACACACCAGTGGACTACGTACTAGCAGGTCAAAAGGCTTCTATTAAGCTCAAGCTCGCAGAGATTACGCCAGGTATATTAAGCTATGTTATACCAGAAGCAGACTGGGATGTTGGTTCAGCTAACAACCACCTTCACTTTGGTAGCAGAGCAGGATATAGCCTACGAGATGATGCACTACAGTTAGTGCTAACACCGTTAGGTAAGAACGCAGACAATTCAAGAACTATTACGTTGTTTAGAGCTGTTTCTACAGAGAACGCAACTGTTGCTTATAAGATTGACGAACAGTCAGTTTACGAAGTAACATTTACGGCACTAGTAGATGAAAGCCGAAATTCAACTGATGGTCGCTTGCTTGGTCGTATTGGTCCAGCAGCTATTTCATAAGAGATGGCTCATAGATATAGCAAGGTTTGATATAATGTCAAGCCTTGCTTTTCTAATTTGTGGTATTATTAGCTTATGTTAAGCGGTTATTATAACTCAGCAATATTAAGAGTAAGGGAGCATGTAAATGGCGTTGATAAACTCAGCAGACTTAGAGGCGAGACTTGGGAGGAGTTTAACGAGCGAAGAAGCCAACGCCTTTGCAATCATAAACAACTCAAATCAAGCATACGTAGAAAGAATGATAGGAAGCTCACTAGAGGACGTAAGTCCAGCAACTAGATACTATGACGGTGGTGTACAGCATTTATCTATTGACCCTTGTACTAGCGTAACCTCTGTTAGATTAGTAGATGATGATGAGAATCTAATCGACAATTACGATACCTCGGATTATACTGTCGAGCCTAGAAGTAGAACTTTAAAGACTATGCTTCGTCACCGCTCTGGTGGGTTTACTACAGGAATGAATAATATATCTGTTACTGCTAAGTTTAGTATCTATGATGATGCAGATGTGTCTGCGATTATAAAGGACGCACTACTTAATGCAGTGGAGAATGAGGTTAATAACACTAGTAATATTAAGCAAGAGAGTATCGAGGGGTATAGTGTTACCTTTGCAGATAGCCAAACTAAAGATGCTCTCGACAAACTAAAGTATTTATTCCCAGGGGTATGATGTGAAGCCACCTATGTTTCAGACAGCATACAAATTAGCATACACTCGTAATGCATATGGTGATTTTATTACATCAAGCACTACAGAGCTGGCATGTCACTTTAGATTAATTACTCAGCAAGTATCTGAAACAAATGAACAAGTAAACTCAGATGCTATGGCTTGGTTTGAACCTGATAGCGGAGTAAAACGAAAAGATATAATTAGGTTTGATGGTGAACTCTACAGGGTCGAAAGAGTTACAGAAGCTAGAAGATTAAGGCAAACGCAAGTGCAATTTATTAAAACTGAGTTATTGAAGTATGGAAACATATCATGAGTAGAATTACTTTTAAAGACAGGATGCCACAGTTTAAAAGAAGTTTGTATAACGTACTAGATGACGCACTAGCAGAGGCTGCAAAGGACACTTTAATAGATGCTAAGAACTCTGCACCTTTTAAGAAAGGTGGGCTTAGGCGAGACTCTGTAGTGTCACAGGTGGCTAAACTAAGGCATAGGGTTAGCTTTAATGTAGAGTATGCTAGATTTCAAGAGCTTGGTGGAGACAATAAAAGAACAGTTAGGAACTATACTACCTCTGGCACAGGTAAATCTTTCTTAAAGAGTGCTGGAGATAAACAGATAGCAAATCTAAAAGTAACGATGCGTAAACACGCTTCGAGGGCAAGAGCATGAACATAGCAGAAGATTTTGCAAAATATATAGCTGATGCAGGGTTCGGGACATTAGGGACTGACATTTTCGTAAGCCAGATACCTGATAGCACAAACGGTCTATGGGTAGAGCGAATGGGCGGACAGCAAAACAACTATGTACCTATAGAAGAAAGTGCTATAAACATCTACTCTGCTAACACAAATGCTTCTAGCTCTATATCTGTGCTAGAAGATATAAAATCATTCGTACATAGAATGCATACAACTACAACTCAAGATACTTTTGTTTACACTATGCTTGTTATTGGAAACATAGAAGAAGTAAGCAGAGATTTAGAGTATATGAAGATTTATAAATTAACAGTACAATTAGTGTATCGCAATACATCATTAATAAGCTAAGGAGTACAACGTGGGATTATCAATAAACGATTTACAGCCAAAAAAGTTTGAAATAGAGTTATCGGTTACAGGTGAAACTGAAAAAGTTATAGTAATGTGTTTACCTCTTAGGCTTTCACATGCATTGATAGTATCAAAGATAGGCGATGTGTTTAAAAATGTAGGCACGGCTACTAGTAAAGAAATTAAAGACGCTGAGGCATCTGTGGATGATGTTGTTGCTGAGTTAATACCTGAGCTCAAAGACATAAAGCTAGATATGAAAAATGTTATGGAACTTATAACTGCTATGATGGGTCAAATAGAACCAGAAGATAATAAAGAACTTAGCGAAAGTGGGGTTAAATTCGATACAGACCCAAAAGTAGAGACGATTGGCTAATTATGCTACCCCAATTTATTAGATTTTATGGATATACTGCACAGCAAGCACTTGATGAATACGCTGTACGTTTTTTTTCACTAGTAAATTACATGCGTAGACTAGAAGCTACTGAATTACTAAATGAATTATCTATTTTGTCATCTGCTTTTGCTGGTGGTAAAGAAGCACGACCACTTGTAGAGCAATTAAAAAAGCAAGCTAAAGGTGTGCAGGGTATAGTTCAAGAAGTAAGAAACGTAAAGAGTAACCAATTATGAGTACATCAGTTGGAAGCATCCATTATGAACTTGGCATGGTTAAGGATAAGTTTGACGCTGGTGTTAAAAAAGTAGGCGAACAAACTGATGGGTTGGGCAACAAAGTTAAGGGCGGCTTTACAAAGATTGGTCATGCAGCAGAAAAACTAATGATTGGCGTTGCTGCTTTGGGTACTGGTATGGCAATATTTGGTGCTAAGAGTGTTGCTGCATACAATGAAAGTATTACCGCTGGCACCAAGTTGCGAACAAACCTATTAAACGTAAAGGGGGCAACAGAAGAAAACGTGACTAGCTTGGGTAAGTTAGCAGGTGCATTACAGAATGTTGGTGTCATAGAGGATGATGTCATTATTGCAGGTATGTCACAGCTTGCGACATTTAACTTGCAGGGCAAAACGATTGAAAAATTGACACCAAAAATAACAGACATGGTTGCACAACTGAAAGGTCACAACGCAACAGCAGAAGATATGGTCGGTATCAACAATTTAGTTGGTAAGGTTATGACTGGGAACGTTGGTGCGTTAAGTCGTTATGGTGTTACGCTTGATGATAACAGTACAAAGATATTGACAAATGGAACAGAGGCTGAAAAAGCGGCAGAATTAGTAAAAGTGCTTGGTCAGAATTACGGTGAAGTCAATAAGGCATTACGTGATACACCACAAGGACGTATTACTGGGCTAAAAAATGCATTTGGTGACTTGATGGAAATCGTGGGTGGCAGCATAACTGCTTTTATTAATCCAATTGTAAAAGGCTTCGACAATTGGCAGAAGTCAATGGGCGGTGCAGAGGGTATCATGGTCAGTCTTGGCAACGCATGGGCGTTGATTTCTAAGGGCGATTTTAGGGGCGGTATATTTGGATTGCAAGAAGATAGTCCAGCGGTCAATGCGGTATTCGTAATGCGTGAACAATTATCAAAACTGAAAGATGTTGCCGCTGGTATATACAATTTCTTGTTGCCGTCATTCGTTGCGCTTGGGAATACAATCAAAGAAAACATTATGCCGATTATGGCAGCACTGAAACCTATATGGAAAGATATTTGGGTTGTCGGTGGTACATTGCTTGTTGGAGCAATTTGGTTGCTTATAAATGTTATGAATTTTTTGATTCCTGTTATCAGGACACTTGTAGAGTGGATTTCAATAGCGTATGTATGGTTTAAGGACAATATTTTGCCAGTACTTATGCAGGTCGGTGCCTTTATTGTAGGCGTATTCATTGGTGTATGGAATCAGTTGACTGATGCATTTAGGAGTATTCAGGAAACACTTGCACCATTCATGCCTCAAATTATGATGGTGTTAAAAGTTTTAGGAATAATTGTTGCGGTCATCGTTGGTGTTGTTGTTATTGCATTAGTAAGCTTTATAGCTGTATGGGTCGCAGTGATTGTAGTAATTGCTAGGGTCATCGGCTGGATAGCACAGTTTATTGCCTGGTACGTTAATCTTGCTGTTCAGGTTGCTGGAGCAATGGCTCGCTTTGTTGGTGCTGTTATAAATGGTATTAGTCAGGTTATAGGCTGGTTTCAAAGACTACCAGGTAACATAGGTAGTGCTATTGGCAACGCAGGTCATATGCTATGGGACGCAGGCTCGGCTATTATGAACGGCTTATGGAATGGATTAAAACAAAGATGGGAACAAGTTAAAAACTGGGTAGGTGGCTTAGGTGATAAAATAAAGGCACTTAAAGGACCGCTGAACAAAGATAAAGTCATGCTTGTTAAAGAGGGTGGAGCAATAATGGAGGGGCTTAACAAAGGTCTAATGAGTGGCTATAAAGATGTAGCTAGAACACTTAGTGGTATGACTACTGATATATCTGGCTTCTCTCCGTCGGGCTCAACACAAAACAACTCTACTAGCAATACAAGCATTGGCAACGTAAATATAAACAGCAGGCAAGATGCTGACTATTTCTTTGACAGAATGAATAGAAACCAGGACTTACTTGGTTTTGGTCTTGCAAGTAATGGGGGTGCATAATGGCTATTATAGGATTAACAGATTCAATATTGTTTGATGGAGTAAATCTATTGTCTGTAACTGGCTGGCGAACTACAGGAACAGACACATACAGATACCCTAAAAGAGATGTTAAGGTTTTAAACCTAGCTAGTAGTAATGACACAGCAACAACTTCTGCGTTCTATGCTGGGCGTTCTATTAATGTAAGAGGGGTTATAGCTCGCTCAAGTCGTGAATTGCTTGACGCTTCGATTACTGAATTAAAAAGAATACTAGAGAAATATAATAAAACTTTAGAGCTTCCTATATCTGGTGAAAGACGGCAGTTCTATAAAACTACTGTTACAAATATTATGATTACAGATGTAGGCGGCGGCTTTGCTAAGATAGATATAGAGCTTGCTACTACTGAGCCATTTAATTATGAGATTACATCTACTACTTTGCTGAATGTAGCTAACTTAACTAGTGGCAATAAAAGCTATCCTGTAACAGTAGATGGCTCGGCTGACCAAGCACCTCTGATTACTTACACAGTAGACTCTTTTACTACTGGCACAAACAGAACAGTTACATTTAATAACCCTATTACAGGATTGTCATTATCTATTGAAAGAACATGGACGGCTGCAGAAGTTATGATTATAGACTGCAAGAATAAAACAATAACGATTAACGGAGTTGCAATAGACGCTACAGGCAACTTCCCTGTATGGGCTAAAGGTGCTGGGTTTATAAACTACATTGATAACTTTACTGCTAGGCAAGTTGACATTTTAGTCACATATATTAAACGGTACTACTAATGAATGGCAAAACCTACTCTTATAAGTGGTATACAGGAGCTGTATTTAATGGGTTACTTGATAATGTTTCTAGTGCTTTTAACTTAACTCAAGAAATTAATACTGCTGGAAGTCAAATAGAAATAGAACTTGCTAAGTCGTTTCAAGACTCAAACCCACAGATTACAACTGATTTGCTGATAACTGAAACTGGTGACTTTATAGTATCGACTGACCTTGAAAACATAGTTGTTGGCTCAGATATATCTGTATCAGGCATTCCAGCTTTAAACGACAGAATAGAAGTGTGGGAGTTTAGCGATAGTAATATAAACGGAAGTATCATATTTAATGGGCTTGTGTCTAGGTGGTCATCTAGCTATAAGAATAATATTACTAGAATTACAGTACTTAGCTATGGCGTACAGCTTGATAACTTCTTGGTGCAGATACTACCGCAAGAGTCTATTGCTCAACAGCTTACACAAAATGCACAAGAAATAATCTACGGTGAGTTTAAAACGCCAGTCTATGACAGAGTTATATCTGTTAGCCAGACATTTATTGCACCATCTACAACAGATATATCAGGAATATATTTACAGCTTTATAAATCTGGTAGTGGTACTGGGGGTGGGCTTATTGCACAATTGCAGGTAATTGAGGGTACACCGCTTCTTCCTGGTGCTGTGCTAACTACAAAACAAGTGCTTGTAACAGTTGATACAATAGATTTATCATTGTTTACTTTTAGCTCTGCAGTATCATTAATTCAAAGTAGCACTTACCACATAAGGGTTACTAGTCCTTTTGGTAGTAATCTAAGTGAATCATCTTTACTTATTATTGGATATGATAGTGTTGGTGGCTATGTAGATGGTCAGATGTTTGTTGAGCGAGATATTGCAGGGATAACTACGCCAGGAGATGATATTTACTTCCAGCTTCTAAGCGATACTGGCGGCATTGGTAATGTTTTTAATAGCTATGACCCTGGAAATATTGTTAAGGAGCTACTAGATAACTTCGTTTCTCTTGGCGGTCTTGTGACTTATGACGATAGTATTAACTCTGTATTAAATACAGGAACAACAGTAAGCTATACATTTAAATATGTAACTTATATGGACGCTTTAAAAAAGTGTATTGAACTATCACCGCAGAACTGGTGGTGGTATGTTGACGCTAAAAATGGAACGGTGTATTTTAAACCGCTCAGTCAAGTAGTAAGCCATACGTTTGTAAATGACAAACACCTTTCTGATTTAAATATTACTTACTCTTTGGAGCAAATTGTTAATCAGTTTTACTTTAGCGGTGGAGATATTGGCGGTGGTGTTAATCTATTAGTTAATAAAAGTAATCAAGATAGTATATCAAGCTATGGCACATGGTTAAAAAGCCTTTCAGATAACAGAGTAACTACTGAATCTACTGGAGAAATAATATCTGAGTCGTTAGTTAATCAATTCAAAGACCCTAGATTTAATACAACTATTACAATTCCATCAAACGTATATGACATTAGTACAATAAATATAGGTCAAATAGTAAGCTTCTCTAATTTTAATAGTCTTATAGATAGTCTTGAGCTACAAATTATGAGGCTGACAACTACCCCAGATGAGGCAACTATTGTATTAGCTATTTTACCGCCTACGCAATCTAAGAGAATTGAAGATATTAAACGAAATCTTGACAAAGTAAACACAGTTGATAACCCAGACCAGTAACTTATGGTAAACTAAAAAAGGAATATACAATGGCAGATAAAACAATCAAGCAATTAAGTACAGAGATAACGACACCATCTGCTGATGATTGGCTTCTAGTACAGCGTGATACTGACAACGTAACAGGTAAGGCTCGTGCATCTAATGTCTTTGCAGGTGGCTGGAATCCACTTGGCTCTACCCTCTCCGTAGCATCAGGCTATAACAAAGGTAACAAAGAGTTTGATATCACTTCTAGTGCTGACCTTACCACTGTCCTCTCTCCTGGAATGCGACTTAAAGTAACAAGAGGAACAACTCCGCCTACACAATCTACTTCGCTTAACGGTACTACGCAGTATTGGAGTAGAGCTACACCTACAGGACTTTCATTCACTACTACGTTTACAGTTGGGGCGTGGGTATATCTCACAAGTTATGCAGGGGGTGGGATTATTGCTCGAAGAAATTTGGATACGGAAGGTTGGTCGCTTGGAGTCAATGCAAGTGGACAAGTCGTAGTATCGGCTCTAAGAATAGCTGTTAATAACAAATCTGGTACTAGCAGGCAGTCTATTCCGCTTAATAAATGGACACACATAGCCGCCAGTATGGATGTTTCGGTGGCAGGCGATGCTTCTACTGTAATATATATAAATGGAGCTGTTGTGTCTAGTTTTGTATCTACTACGGGAACTTGTACTGCATTAGTCCAGGGTGTCACAGCTTTGGTTATAGGTGCAGAAAAATCAGCAGGAACAAATCCATTCCCTGGCTTCATAGCTCAAACCTTTGTATACTCAGCAGTC